GAAGAAAGCTCTGCCGAGAACGGCGAACTTACCTCTTTCAAGGAGTCTTACAGATGAGTTTATCTCCGACTTAACCACCGTCCTTTCGGACGATGGATCTGTCAGAGCCCTTTATCAGCGTGACATGTTTCTCACGAAATTTGTCGAACTAGATAAAGAGAGTTCATCTAATAGACGGTCTCGAGCCATTGATAAATGGCTATTAACCGAAACCACCAACCGTATCACAAATCGACGGATAAGGAATAGTTCCTATTCCGATTCCATCGATGTCCTCCCTGGAATCTCGTCTTTGAGATTCTTTGAGAAGGTGTGCGACATGGTTGCCCAAGTTCTGCCTTGGAGTCCCTCTCTTGATATCGCCAATGGCGGTTTCTCAGGAGGTGCTTCAACTAGCAGTTCGAGGGTTCATGGCCATCCAGCCATGAAGTTCCTTGATAAAGCAGACGTCACTAGACCAGCCTATCCTATTTTCCTTGACTCAGTCAGGGGCACTAGGTGGGCTGACCATATGGGTGAATCTGGAGTGGAACCCAGATTCGTTAGTGGTAACGTCTTGTTTACTGTCCCTAAGAACGCAAACATTGATCGGGTTGCTTGTAAGGAACCCGATCTTAACATGTTCTTGCAAAAGGGTCTGGGAAACCAGATCCGCCGTTGTTTAAAACGTGCCGGGATCGATCTTAATGATCAATCTCGTAACCAAGAACTCGCTCGCATTGGTGCAAGTACAGGATCTCTTTTGACCCTGGATCTTTCATCAGCAAGCGACTCAGTCACATATGAACTCGTCAAGAGGGTCTTACCCCCTGACTGGTTCTATTATCTTAACGCTTTTCGGTCTCCTATTACAGAGATCGATGGTGTCAAGCATGAGACTGAAATGTTCAGTTCAATGGGTAACGGTTTTACTTTCGAGTTAGAGAGTTTACTCTTTTATTCGATTACTAGAACCGTCGCCTATTTTACTGGCGTTCGAGGAACGATTTCCGTATATGGTGAC